GGTTATGTTACTGGTGATGTTACTGGTGATGTATATACAACCAACACTAGTGGTGTAAGTTCTCAGGTATTAACAGCAAATGTAGGGTCTAATGATGTGGCTATATTTACTGGTGATGTTACTGGTGATGTCACTGGAACTCTGACGGGTAATGTTACTGGTGATCTTACTGGTGATGTATATACAACCAATACTAGTGGTGTAAGTTCTCAGGTATTAACAGCAAATGTAGGGTCTAATGATGTGGCTATATTTACTGGTGATGTTAGTGGTGATGTCACTGGAACTCTGACGGGTAATGTTACTGGTGATATTACTGGTGATGTATATACAACCAACACTAGTGGTGTAAGTTCTCAGGTATTAACAGCAAATGTAGGGTCTAATGATGCGGCTATATTTACTGGTGATGTTACTGGTGATCTTACTGGTGATGTATATACAACCAACACTAGTGGTGTAAGTTCTCAGGTATTAACAGCAAATGTAGGGTCTAATGATGTGGCTATATTTACTGGTGATGTTAGTGGTGATGTCACTGGAACTCTGACGGGTAATGTTACTGGTGATCTTACTGGTGATGTATATACAACCAATACTAGTGGTGTAAGTTCTCAGGTATTAACAGCAAATGTAGGGTCTAATGATGTGGCTATATTTACTGGTGATGTTACTGGTGATGTCACTGGAACTCTGACGGGTAATGTTACTGGTGATCTTACTGGTGATGTATATACAACCAAAACTAGTGGTGTAAGTTCTCAGGTATTAACAGCAAATGTAGGGTCTAATGATGTGGCTATATTTACTGGTGATGTTAGTGGTGATGTCAAGGTGCTCTTACTGGTAATGTTACTGGTGATGTTACTGGTAATGCTGATACAGCAACTAGTGCTACCAGTGCCACCAGTGCCACCAGTGCTACTACTGCTACTACTGCCACTAATGTTAGCGGTGGTACTGTATCCGCTACGACTGGATCATTTAGTTCGGATCTAACAGGAACTAATTTAGAATTGAGTGGGAATCTGACAGTTAGGGGAACCCAGACTATTATTAATACTGAAACCTTGGATGTGCAGGATTCAACAGTAGGTATTGCATCTACATCTACTGCGTCTAATGTTACTGCTAATAATGCAGGTATTACAATTTATGGTTCTACGAATGGAAGTAATGATAAGAATTTAACATGGGGTAAAGATCCTGGTTCCTTCCTCGTGAATCAACCTTGGAAGTTTAAGGGAGTATATGAAACAGTATCCGCAGCAACGACCTATTATATGGCTTCTCAGTTGGTGGTGGAAATGGATGCAGCAGCAGGAACAGCATATTCATATACCGTTCCTGGAAATACAAATATAGGTATTGTTTCCTTTAAAAATATTCCCGCAGTTAGTGGAGAAGAGACTTTTACTACAGTCACATTGCTTACCACACAGAATAGTGGATTTGCTAATGCAGGTTGGGGAAATACTCAATCAGTTTCTGGTATTGGATCCCAAGTAACAGTTGTTGGATTCTCTAGTGGATTGGTTGCTGGTATTTCTACAAGAGGATTTGTAAATACGGGAGTTACTACATTTGTAGGAGTTACTACATTCCCTGGATATACTGATTTTATTTCATTCGGAATTCATTATAACGGTAAGACTAATACAGATGCTAATAGTTATGATGTTTATATAACTAATAATGGTGGATGGCATCCTGCATCCCATGGTGTTTAATAGGAGGTAGTTAAAATGTTACAGAATTGGTGGTTTAAGAAAGAGAAACCTCTTTTTACAGGACTTCATTTTGGATTTGGTGCCGGAGGCGGTGCTGCGGGTGCTGGTGGTCCAAGTCCAGAACCTATTTCTGCTACTGGGGGTTCTAAAAGTACATTACCTAATGGTAATATAACGCATGAATTTGATTCATCTGGTTCTTTGGTAATAGCATCTGGAAGGGATGATATTCAGTTCTTAGTTATCGCCGGTGGCGGCGGTGGCGGTGGTGGATATGAGGCTGGAGGAGGTGGTGCTGGTGGGTATAGATCTTCAATGCCAGATGGACCAGGAGGACCTAGTCCTAGCCCAGAAAATGCAGTACCCGTAGATGGACCAATGACTATTCCTATTGTTATTGGTGCTGGTGGTGCTGGTGGGGCTCCCAGCAGTCCGACGAATCCATATGGAGTACGAGGAAGCAATGGTGTTAATTCAAATTTCAATCATCCCACTGAGCCTATAGTATCACAAGGTGGTGGAGGAGGAGGATCTTGGGGTCCTGACAGTGGATACTCCCAAGTCGCAGCAGACCCTGGTGGATCTGGTGGTGGAATGGGATATTTTCCAGCACCAAGTCCAACTCTTGCACCCCCAACTAATTCTAAAGGATACGGAAGTCGTGTGACTGGAAGTCTAACTCCCGCACCTAACCAAGGATATAATGGAGGTGTAAGAGATCCAGGTCCAGTACTACCACATGGTCCCTATTATTGTGGATCTGGTGGCGGTGGAGCCGGTCAACTAGGGGGTAGTAATACTAATAACGATACCGATACTGTTTACGGCGGTGCAGGAAAAGCAGATGGAATTCCCACTGGTGGTACTTTTAGAGGTGGTGGTGGTGGAGGAGGAAATTATGGTAAGGCTGATGGCGGTGAAGGTGGAACAGGCGGTGGTGGAGAAGGTTCTGGTATGACTCCAGTAAATGGTGTTTCTGGTACTGATTATACTGGTGGTGGTGGCGGTGGATCTGGTGATAACCCAGGTAGTGGTGGGAATGGTGGTGCCGGTAAAATTATTTTAATGTACCCAGGTTAATATTAAGACAAATTACAAACTGTCACATAAAACCCCCGCAGGAGACTGTGGGGGTTTATAGTAGGTACAGTTTAATAAAAAACATGAGTAAAGAGATGACTGTCAGGGAGAAATTACTCTTCATTGCTTCCTTCATCTGGGCAATGCACTGGGGTGTGCGTTTGACTGGCGTTGTTTTTAGTTCTCTTCAATTATCTTTCTTCTGATGCTTTATCTGACCTACTCTGGTTACAATTACAGCAAGAGAAGGTGTGAACGAATCGTCAATTGGTTCGTGAATAAACATCTTCCTAACCATAAGGTGATTATTAATGTAGATCATCTTGGATTATTACATGAAGGTGTATTTGGATGGATGTGGGCAGCAGATTGTGACTATCGACCTCGTGATTTTGAGATAGAGTTACATAATCGTATGAACCCAGAAAATTATACTAAGACCCTTCTCCATGAACTGTGGCATCTTTATCAGCATGTTACTGGTCAACTGAGGGATAAGTATAACAAGCGTCTATGGAAGGGTGTAGACCATTCTGAGACTGACTATGAAGATCAACCTTGGGAAGTAGAAGCACATCGCATGGAAGAAGTTCTCTACAAAGAGTACACCACCTATTTGTCCACCTCTAACCTAAAATTATGAAAACCGCTATCAAAACTGAGTTCATCTGTGTTAAACCAAGATCAGAAGTAGCAAGAGATAGATTTGAGAATTGTATGGATAGATTACATTCATGTCGTGTAATTAAACGTAAGCATGGTAAAGTATTCTTGGAATCTATCTCTAATCGTTATTCTTTTGAGATGTTTGAAGGTAGTGACGATCATTGGGAAGTTATAACTTGATTAAATATTAAGTATATGTCATAATAATAATATGATAGAGATTCTTCTTGCTTCTAGTCTTCTTACTTGTGAGTCATCACAAGAGATAATAGAGGATATTATCAAATCAAATCCAGCACATAAAGAAGAACTTATAGAAGTTATTAAAGAAAACACTGAACCCACATGTTATGAAAGACCAGAACACGATACATGAAGAAGAAACACAAGATCAGAAATGGAATCGTGGATTGGATCTTTATATAGAATCAGTCCAGAAACCAGATCATCAATTACGTGCTTGCGCTCATAATCAGAAATGTTATAATGAGTTGATGGCAGTCCGAGAACACGTATTGGACTATGTTCAAACATTAAGAAGAGAGGTGTAAGTATAAACTCGTAGGCATTTATTTTTGTATACTTAAAAGTTGTGAAAAGCACACAAATATGCTAAATAATAATAGTCACCTATCAGGTACACACGAGGAGGAAAATGCATTAAAGGTATAGATTATGACCTATATGATGAGTAAACAATTGTAAAATGGAGAAGATTAATGCACAATTTAATATCACATAATCAGTTAGAAGGGTTTAGACACTCAGAAGAGATGTCTGATTCACATAATGATTTAATAGAAGAATACTACGAGTGCTTAATCGAATGCGATGAAGATCAAAGCACATGTAAACGTATATGTAAGGAGGTTTTAGTCTACGGTTAAAGTGTAAACTATTAAATCTAAGTAACATGTTAATTTTTTCACATCCACCTTAGTAAACCTTAGTAAAAACTAGTCCAATGTAAACTTAGACCCTTGACATACATATGTCAGGGGTCTTATAATTTGTGTATGAAAAAAGAATTAATTGACATACTTAAAAAGTATGCTTATAAACAGGGACAGTTTACTCTTTCATCGGGTGAAGAGTCTCCCCACTATGTTAATTGTAAACCAGTTATATTAACTGGTAGAGGTCTCCAATTAGTATCTAAGATGATACTAGAAAAGGTGAATACAAAAGTAGTAGCAGGACTTACATTAGGTGCTGATCCTTTGGTTAGTGGTGTTACGTTGGTAGGTCAATGTTCGGGTTTAATTATTAGAAAAGAACCCAAAGGACATGGTACAGCATCACAAATAGAAGGACCACTTCCATTTGTGGGTACTACTATTACTGTATTGGAGGATGTAACTACATCAGGTGAATCTGCTCTTAAAGCAGTAAAGGTTCTTCGTAATGAAGGTTATCATGTAAATCGTGTAGTTACCATAGTAGACCGTCAACAAGGGGCGGTTGATACGATGGAGGAGGAAGGTATTGAATTGGTTAGTTTAGTTACTTTGGAGGAATTATTATGACTTTAAAAACATATACTATTGAGAAGAAGAATACCCAACATAATCAAATTTGGGAATGGGAAGAGACTCCTGAGATATTGGCAGCATTGGAACAGTTGAGTAAATCAACACAAGTGGTAAAATCTTACAAATCGGTGTAAAATAAATACCATCGAGTTGTAAGATTAAACATGGCATCTTATTCGGTAACATTACGCAGTCCCGATGGGTCGGAAGAGACATTTGATTGTCCTGACGATCAGTTTATTTTAGATACATTAGAAGAAGAAGGTTTAGATCATCCTTCATCATGTAGATCAGGTGCATGTTCATCTTGTGCAATGAAAATTGTAGAAGGTACTGTTAATCAAGAGGAGCAATCATTCCTTGATGATGAACAATTAGAGGAAGGTTATGTATTAACTTGTGTTGCCTATCCTGAGTCTGATTTAATTCTACTCACAGAACAAGAGGAGAATCTCTACTAAATAGTCTTTCGGTACAAATACTTAGTTTATTTTGAAGGACAAGAAAGCAGCAAAAACATTATTAAAGAGAGCAAAAGAACATCCTGATTGGTACACCGAACAGGATATTTACTACGCTAAACAAGTTAAAAAACAACTTAAACACGAGAAACAGGCAAAAAAGAAAAATGAAGGAAGAATACAGTGAGAAGGATTATTGGGAAGGTAGAGTTCCCGATGATAAATTTGATGAATATTTGAAGAAGTATGGTTATGAATATACTCCTTCTGACTATGAGAAGATACCTTCTAGGTATTAACAAGTGTTGCGAGACTATAAAGACAATATAAAATTTATAGATATTAAACATAACTAATGTTATAGTATCCTCACACTTCTCCTTAAAACCATGTTTTTGCTTAATTTAGACGAACGATACCACTCTTATTTGGATGGTAAGAAGAAATTACGCATTAATGGTGATGAACATCGACTCAGGGCATATGGTTATACTGATGATGGACAAACTATTGATGGGTATTATTTAACCACAGACGATCATACTTTATATTATAATAAGGAAGCAGAATTTGTAAGAATGGAGTCGCTTGATAAAGTGGCACAGAAGGTAAGATAACCTTCTATTTTTATGTTAGGATACTTAAAGGATAAAAAAATTCAATGAAAATAGCACTTGCCACTCTTCTTACTTTGAGTTCTGTTAGTCCCGCACTAGCAGGGGAGTAT